TAATATTATAAAATTTGTATATTATATTATATTATATTATATTATATTATATTATATTATATTATATTATATTATATTATATTATATTATATTATATTATATTATATTATATTATATAATATTATATTATATAATGTCAACTTACACGTTGAATAATGTGAACTACTCTTACACAGTAGGTTCTGGAATTGCGAGAGTAGCATCATCATCGGCAATAATATCAGGAAGTGTGGATATTTTAGCCAAGTTTACTGTTTCTAATATGGAATATACTGTTACAAGTATTGGAGATTTTGCCTTTCATGTTAAACAAAATATAACAAATGTAACAATCCCTAACACAATTACTAGTATAGGAATACATGTATTTGAACTTTGTACAAGCTTAACAAGCATAACAATTCCTAGTTCTGTTACAACTATTGGCAATAACGCATTTAGTGCTTGTTCTGGACTAGCCACAATAATATTACAATCAAATTTAGCAAATTTTTCAGGGGCATTTCCAAGTATACGTAATAGTCTTTTAAATATAACTTTTGATTATATTGGAGCAATTCCTGATGGTATTTGTTATTATTGTGAAAAAATGAAAAATGTTACAATTGGACCCAATATTACAAGTATTGGGTCACAAGCATTTTTTAATAATAATCAATTAAAAAGTATAACAATTCCTAATTCAGTTACAAGTATTGGCGCCTCAGCATTTCAAGATTGTTCTGGACTAACTAGTATTACAATTCCCAATTCAGTTACAAGTATTGGTGGTTATGCTTTTAGTGGTTGTTCAGGTTTAACAAATATTATTTGTAATACTTATATATCAAATTTTGGTTTAGTATTTTCTGGATCGAACAATATAGGCCTTCAAATTACATTTAATTATGTAGGTATTATTCCGGATAATGCTTGTTCCAATAAGACAAATATGACAAGTGTTACAATTGTGCCTCAGATTACAAGTATTGGCGCCTTAGCGTTTCAAAATTGTTCTAGTCTAACCAACATTACAATTCCTAATTCAGTTACAAGTATTGGCACCGCAGCGTTTGAAGTTTGTAGAAGCTTAACAAGCATAACAATTCCTAGTTCAGTTACAAGTGTTGGTGATTATGCCTTTTCTGGTTGTACAGGTTTAACAAATATTATTTGTAATACTTATATATCAAAATTTGGTTTAGCATTTTTTGGATTGAACAATGTAGGCCTTCAAATTACATTTGATTATGTAGGTGCTATTTCAGAAGGTGCGTGTAATGGTCGAACTAATCTAACAAGTGTTACAATTGGGTCTAGGATTACAAGTATTGGCGATTATGCTTTTTATGGTTGTACAAGTTTAATAAATATTATTTGTAATGCTAATTTAGCAAGATTTGTTTATGGTTTTTTGGGAGTAAACAATGTAGGTCTTCAAATTACTTTTGATTATGTAGGTGCTATTCCGGATAGTGCTTGTAATGGTCGAAGTAAACTAAAAAGTGTTACAATTGGGTCTAGGATTACAAGTATTGGCAACTCAGCGTTTAAAAATTGTTTTAGTCTAACCAACATTACAATTCCTAATTCAGTTACAAGTATTGGCGAATCAGCGGTTCAAAGTTGTTCTGGACTAACTAGTATTACAATTCCTAATTCAGTTACAACTATTGGCGCCTCAGCGTTTCAAAATTGTTCTGGACTTACTAGTATTACAATTCCTAATTCAGTTACAAGTATTGGACCTAACGGGGACGAGGGTTATGTATTTTTTAATTGTTCTAAATTAGTTAGTGCTATATTGCCGGCAAATATTACTTATATTAGTGGCAGCATGTTTACTAATTGTATTAAATTAGAAAGTATTACAATTCCTAATTCAGTTACAAGTATTGGCGCCTCAGCGTTTCAAAATTGTTCTAGTCTAACCAGTGTATATTTTTTAGGTAATATACCAACAATTGCTAATAATAATTTTACAGTAACCGGTGACACAGCTTACTATATTACAGGAGCAACTAATACTAGTATTTTAACAATGTTTACAACTCGGTCTAGTTTATCTTTATCACAAATGAATACATTAATAGGATATATACAACCATCACCCGTTATTACAACTATTACTACAAGTAATAGAACAATGTCTATTAACTTTACACAATTAACAAATTTAGAAATACCCACTATTACAAACTATGCTTACAGTACAGATGGAATTAATTACACTGATTTGACTCCTGCGCAAACAACAAGTCCCTTACAAATAACTGGATTAACTAATGGTCAAACATATTCATTCACAATTAAAGCATATAATGGTGAGTATAGTGACGCATCAAACTCAGTAAGCGTTACAGTTCCTTTCCCTCCTTCATCGGCTCCTGTTATTACAAGTGTATCATATAGTCATCCAGGCTCAGTAAAAGTAAATTTTACACAAATAAATAATAGCGGTGCTCCTATAACTGGTTACAAATATAGTTTAGATGGTGGTCAAACATATACAGCAATGAATAGTGTTACAACAAGTCCATTAACAATTTCTGGTTTAAAGTCAGGTCTAACAAATTCAATAGTATTGAAATCAAATAATGGGCAAGATAGTATTGCATCAAATATATTTAACTTTACACATCATGTTTCAAAAGGTAAAAAGAAAGTTTTAACCTAAGGTATAAATAATATACATTTTTACAATTTGTATTTTTTACAATTTGTATTTTTTACAATTTTATAAATTAATTAATATAATTTATAAAAAGTTTATAAATACCCCGGTTAATCAACGCGATCCATGTCAGAATCAGTCTTTTGGATAGCAAAAGGTCCACTTACAAGCTCAGACCTGCCATAATCAGACTGACCTGTCACAATATTGTCACCATCAAATAGCTCACTGCGAATATCTGCCACCGAGATAGTCTCCGAACCAGCCAACTTAGCCTCCTGACTATTAGTAACTCCAACCAAATTGCCGTCCTTGTCAATATCCTGAGTCAAAGAGCTACCATGCTTCTCGGCATTCTTCTTATTATCATCAATAGCCTTCTGTTTGGTCTCCTTAACACGCTGCTCAAATGCGGTCTTTGCTGTTGCCTCATTCTTTTGTTTCTCCTGCGCCAATTGATTAAGCTCCTCCTCCATATACTCAACACGTCCAGTCTTGTAAGCCTCAGGGTCCCAGCACAACCACTGACCAACAGGTCCAACAAATACATCAAAACTAGGGTCGGTCTCTCGCAACAATTTAGCACGCATCTCCGCCTCCTCTTGCGTCTGGAAATTGCCTCTAGACTTGAATCCTCTGACAGATGTCTGGAAGTTGTGCTTGATACTAAACTGCTTCTCAAGGTCGTCCTCGTGCTTATCCAAGAATGTCTTATAATCATCTTCAATAGAAGAGCTAATAATATTCTCACGCTCCTCAGTAACGAATCCCTCATAATCCTTCATGACGTCCTCAAAATTCAACTTGTATTTATAAGAAACAAAATTAATAAATTGGTGAAACTTCTCCATTGATTTAGAGAATTCCCACTTCTTTAGGAATTCTTCAAAAAAGAACATTTCCTTTTGCTTCAAAATTTTCTCGGGAGTAATAAACGAAAAACAGCCAAATTGTTGGCCAGCAATAGGCTTGTCAAGTTCTAGTAAGTCAACATATTTAGGATTAGGAGAACCATCAGTTCGTTGTTTTCGCTCAAACGCTAACTTTTTGGAGATATTCGATTTAGATTTTCCACTCATTTATATATTTAGTTAGTTGTTCGTTTTAAGTTTTAATTTTGTAAATTATTATTTTATTTAATAAAATAAAAATAAACAACTAATCAAATTATTATTTTTTCTTTTTTATTTATATAATATATAACAGAATGGCTATGTTTGACGTTACCGAACTTGTAAAGAGAATTGTTAAATATTTAATTGAGGGTTTGATGGTGGCAATTGCCGCTTTTGCTATTCCCAAGAAGTCTTTGAATATGGAGGAGATTATTTTGCTTGCTTTAACAGCGGCTGCTACCTTCGCCATATTGGACACATACATTCCTAGTATGGGAGTGTCGGCGCGCACAGGTGCTGGATTCGGTATTGGTGCTAACTTGGTTGGATTCCCTGGTGGTCTTTAAATCAGACTTTTTTATGCGCAGCTAAAAGCCAAATATTTTACCATTTTCGCTAATATTTTATATGCGCTTATAAAAGGTTTTGCGCAGCTAAGAGCCAAATATCATCTTAAATTTAATAATATATTTTATTCATTTATAATATATTATGGATAACAAATCTAAATCAAGTTCAAGTTCAGGCTCAAAATCTAAAGCAACCCGCAAAAATAAATCACAGTCAAGAACTAATACAGCAAGAGCACCAATTAGCAAGAAAGAAACAAAATCAGACTTAGATGATGACCTATATGAAGTAGTTGGTAGTATGACATCACGACAACCAGTAGCTAGACCTCAATCAATTGCACCAAAGACCCAAAGAAAACAAACACCAGTGTACCAACAACGCGTATTAGTGTCTTCAAAAATTAGAAAACAAGGTATTTTTTTTAAAATTACACGAGAATATTCAGATGGAACAAAAGAGAATGAAAATATAAACACTGATGAAAATAAACCAGTAACACTTGTATTTCAAAAACAAAAAGAATTACGTAGTCAACACGGTTGGCCTGGTGTTGAAATTACTAAGTATTTTAGCGATGGGCGAATTGAAAAAACAAAAGACTGGAAATATAATAAGGAGAGGCGTTAAACTACAAAAATAAATAATATATTTTAATCGTATTATAATATATTATGGATAGATTATCTCTAGCAGATTTACATGTCTCTTCAAAGTCAAGGTCTCCAAGCTCAAAATCTCCAAAGTCAAAATCTAGTTCTAGTTCTAGTTCTAAAACGCGCAAAAATAAACATTCATCAAATAAAACACGAACAGATAGACATCAAGATTTGGCAAAAACGGTGAGACATGGTGACCTGCCAAATCCGTTAGCAAAAACAGTGAGACACGGTGACCTGCCAAATCCGTTAGCAAAAACAGTGAGACACGGTGACCTGCCAAATCCGTTATCAAAAACGGTGAGACATGGTGACCTGCCAAATCCATTAGCAAAAACGGTGAGACATCGAGACATTAAAAATAATAAAAAGGGAGGAAAAAGAAAACGGCATTAAGCTTTACACCGTCGCAATAAACTCCCAATCCAATTCTATACACATTTTCTTCCACGTCTCATCTTGTTCAATTAACTTCTCTCTGTCTTTCAACATAGGAATATCAGCCAAATATTGACTTTCGCCAAGAAGCTCACAAAATTTAAATAATACATAATAATAATTCAAAAAATTAACACGATAATCCGGACAAGTCTTAGAATATGGTGACTGAATTTCCATAAACAAGTTACACAATGTCTCTTCCAATTCGGGACTAAATACAGGTGGTTTAAGACCCAATTTATTTTTAATAAATGCTATATGCTCATAATATTTATTAAACCCTAGTTTCTTAAGAATCTCCTTTGTCTTATAATGTGTTAGTTGTTCCAAATTAATTCTCTCTTTTTTAATTTGTTGCTGTATTTGTTCAACAACATCATCTGGAATTTGAGTCGTTTCTTTTCCTTGAAACTGAGCTAAAATTTCCTTAAAATGATTAATTTTTTTATACGCATAAAAACACACTTCTTTGGGAGGCTCTTTGTAAGACGGTTTTTCATTCTCTATTAAATAAGGTATACTAACAGCACATACATTACAAATGAGAACTCCCTCATCATCGAGTGGTATCAGTTCTCCCTTATAACAGCTCTGACAAACATCAGTTGATTTTACAAATAAATTCATATCAATAAATGATTCATCAATATTACTCAAGTATTTTTGAACAATATTTTTATTACGATTTTCAGACAATGAATTATCTTTTTCTGTTTTTTGTATTTTGAAAAAATTAAACAACATCTGACTTTTTGAACTGTTGCCTGTTTCTCCTGATTCATCAGTATTGTCAATATTTTTTTTATTTTCAAAATACTCAAAAATATATTTTGAATTATCTAGAAAATAATTATTTTTTCTTGATTTAATTTCATTTATGGTATTTTTAATCTCTTTTATTCGGTCTTTAATCTCCATTACTTGTTCAATTGGTAAAGATGAATTTGTATTTGAATTAAGAGTAGAATTAGAAATTTGTTGAAGCAGTTGTTGTTTTTCTTCTTTTAATCTAGGAATAATATCACATTCATCTTTTGAAAAATCAGTCATAATTTCTTTGTGTTTGCCATCTAATGTGGTAGAATACCTTTTACATACTTTTATTTTTTTTGTAGCCTTTGGTTTGAATGATGGCATTTTTATAATACTTATATTATAATAATTAATTTTATTTAATTAGATATTTTGTGAAAGTATATATTTTTTATAGAATGTAATTTGGAAAGAATGTAATTTGGAAAGAATGTAATTTGGAAAGAACTACTTTAGAAAATATTTTATATAAGTTTAAAGATTAAATATTGTTTCTCATTATTTGTTATGTTAATGGACATTGATATTAAGATAACAAATAATGAAAAACAATTAGACCTAGAAATAGACAAAATAAAATTTCAAAAAATGGTGTTTTTATACAATGCTTTAGACAATGGTTGGTCAATTAAGAAACGAAATGATTCATATATTTTTACTAAAAATCATGAAGGTAAAAAAGAAATATTTGATGAGCAATATTTATCCATATTTATGAAGGAAAATGTAAACATTAATAATATATTGAAATAATATGTAGGGAATTTAATTAAATTTAAGTGTCGTCAAAATTTAATTAAATTAGAATTCAGAAAATTATTTTCTTTAGGAATAATATAAAATGGGAGGCGGACTTATGCAACTCGTAGCTTATGGTGCTTAACAACTTGGGTGCCAACAGTGAGCTGCTGTTATGGGTCGTATATCACCATAACAGGAAAACAGTGTAAATATACGAATTGAAAACTTTAGAGGAAAAGTGTATCAATTATATAACTTGCTAGTGAATTATTTAGAAACAGTTAATAATTCGCAAGATTGTCAAATTGTCGGGAACCCCCTTAGAGCTTTAACTACTACTTATTTGTGGTGACATAAATAATACCATAGGATAATAACCAATGGCATAGTAAAAATGTTAAAGATTGGGCAATCCGCAGCCAAATATCTTAAATCGAAAAAATATAGAAACAAAAGCTAATAATATATAATGGACAAATATGGTGAAATTTATTGTATAACTAGCCCTTCTGGTAAAAAATACGTGGGGCAATGTTTAAAACATTTATCAAATGGTCGAAAACATGGCTATATTGGTAGATGGAAAGAACATATTAGAGATTCTACTTATAAGAATTGTTGTAGATTGCTAAATGCATCTATTAGAAAATATGGTCCAGAAAATTTTAACATTGAAATTTTAAAAGAATGTCCAGAAGATGAATTAAACTATTATGAAAAATATTACATAACAAATTTAAATACAAAAAAACCAAATGGTTATAATTTAACAGATGGTGGAAATGTATGTAAACAATCAGAAGAGACGTGTGAATTAAAACGCTTAAGTATGATTGGAAAAAATTTAGGTAAGACTTATGAAAAACGTGCTAGAAAACGCACTGAAGATTCAGAATTGCCCAAATATGTAAGACATTATAGAGATACATCTGGAAAAGAAGGATATAGAATTAATAATCATCCAAATCTAAAAGATAAATCATTTTTATCAAAAAATGTTTCAATGGATGAGAAATTACAATTAGCTTTAAACTATTTAAACAATGTACCAAGCCAGATTTAAGATAAAGGTTCAACGAGTAGACGGCAGTCGGGAATCAATGAAGGAATTAAGCACTCCTGAGATTTCATAAGGTGTACTCTGGCCTGTGTACGAAAGTCACGGGATAATCGCAAGATGTTTACCTTAAAAACCTGTAGGGTAGAAAAACATCGGGGAATATCGAATCAATAAGATATTCATAAAACCCTTTGTGGCATTTGTCGTTTTTAGTTATTCGCGACTTAACCACTGATGTTAATTAGGGATGTTGAACAAATATAAATGTTTAACATGAAAACCCCTAGTGAGAAAATCAAACTGCTTGAAACCCCTAAAGCTTATTCTACTAAGCAATTTTTGTGAGAGAGTTGTGGCCAAGAAAAAAAACTTGGGTATAGTAAAAATGAATAAGATAATTTGAACTTTAACAAAAGTTTGAATAAATGGGCAATGAGCATCCAAGCTTCTTTTAATGAAATAAAAAAAACGAAATAAAAATGATATAAAAATAAATAGTATAAATAGTATATTCATAAAGATGGAAATTAATAATGAAATAGTAAAAAACAGACAATGTATTAAATGTGAAACTAACAAAAGTATTGATAAATTTAGACAATACGAAAATACTTCATATTCTAGTACTTGTAAAAAATGTTTGAATGAATTGGATAAAATAAGAAAAAAAAATCTAAGACAGAAAAAATTAGAAAATTCTTTGGCTACTTGTGAAAAATGTAATAAAGAAAAAGTATTACGTCGTTTTGCGAAGTTGAAAAAATTTTATAAAAAAAAAATTTGTTTAGATTGTTATCCAGAACTTTTAAAAGAACAAAAAACTGAATGGTGTAAAAATGAAAGAAATACAAATATGAACTACCGTATTAAAAAATCATTAGCAGCACGATTAAGAAATGTTCTTGATAAAGCAGATACTACTATGAATTATATTGGTTGTAATATCCAATATTTTAGAGAATGGTTAGAATACAATTTTACAGAAGAAATGAACTGGGATAATTATGGTTCATTATGGTCAATAGATCATGTAATACCAGTATGTAAATTTAATTTGACTGTTGAAGAAGAAAAATTTAAATGCTGGAATTGGTCAAATATGATGCCATCCCTGCGGGAAGTAAAATACAATTCATCTAAAAAAAATATCATTATGGAACAAATAAATTATATTATGAATAAAATAGAAAAGTTTAAAGAAGAAGGTTCAACGACTAAATGGTTTTCGAGTGAATTTATATTAAATAATCAACTAGTTTTGAGTAAACAAAAATAAAACAATAAAACAATAAAACAAAATAATAAATTCATTTTAAGATATAGTCTAATCCTTATTGAAAAATAAGGTAGAGGAAATGTACAGGTAATCCTCAAATCACCTTCTGGAAGGTCACTTACAGAAGATACACAAACTTTGCCATCGAATCGATTGAGCAAACTTTCAACGGCCAAGCTGATTTTGGACGCAGAGTTCAGTGCGTTATCTCCAGAAATGGTGATCTCGCTTACAGAACCTATTTACAGGTGACTCTCCCCGAGATCAACCAGCTCATGGGAATTGCTTCCTTCGCTGTTGGCTCCGGTTCCGGTGTCTATGCCCGTTGGTTGGACTTCCCCGGTGAGCAACTCATTGCCCAAGTTGAGGTTGAGATTGGTGGTCAAAGAATTGATCGCCAATATGGTGACTGGATGCACATCTGGAACCAGCTCACCATGACATCTGAGCAACAAAAGGGTTATTTCAAGATGATTGGTAACACCACCCAGCTTACCTTCATCACTGATCCCTCTTTCTCTGAGGTTGATGGCCCTTGCGACTCCTTGGCTCCCCGTCAAGTTTGCGCGCCCAGAAATGCTCTCCCTGAGACCACTCTCTATATCCCTCTCCAGTTTTGGTTTTGCACCAACCCCGGTTTGGCACTCCCTTTGATTGCTCTCCAATACCACGAGGTCAAGATTAACCTTGACATCCGCCCTATTGATGAGTGCTTGTGGGCTGTCACCACATTGTCTTGCAACTCCAACACATCCAACCCCATTGCTGCTTCTGGCCAGTATGCTCCCGGACGCCCCGTCCCCGCTGCTATTGCCTACAATCAGTCACTCGTTGCTGCCTCTTTGTACGTCGACTATGTGTTCTTGGACACTGACGAGCGCCGAAGATTCGCCCAGAACCCCCACGAGTACCTCATTACCCAGCTCCAATTCACTGGTGATGAGTCCGTTGGTTCATCGAGTAACAAGATCAAGCTCAACTTTAACCACCCCGTTAAGGAGCTTATCTGGGTTGTCCAGCCCGATCAGAACGTTGACTATTGCTCATCCCTTGTGTGCGATGCTCTCTTGTTCAAGGTCCTAGGTGCCCAGCCCTTCAACTACACTGATGCCATTGATGCGCTCCCCAACGCCATCCATGCTTTTGGTGGTCCCGCCTCTGTTGCTGCTGATTCTCGTGCTTACATTGATGCTCGTGGTCTCTTTAACGATGCCGGTGCTCTTGACTATGATATCCCCTCCGGATTCACTGGATACTGGCACGGTCCCCAGAACCCCTACAATGAGGCCAATTTGGGAGGCGTTGCCGTTCCCCAGAACCCCGACCTTGGAGTTGACCCCTCTATCCTTGCTGCGCTCAAGGATCTTTCAGGCGGCCACCTTGATAACTCCACCGTCTCTGATGCCGGTACATTCGTTTTGACTGAGACCTCTTTGGACCTCCACTGCTGGGGACAGAACCCCGTCGTCACTGCTAAGCTCCAGCTTAACGGCCAGGATCGCTTCTCTGAGCGTGAAGGAACCTACTTCTCGTGGGTTCAGCCTTACCAGGCCCACACCAGAAACCCTGATGAGGGTATTAACGTGTACTCTTTTGCCCTCCGCCCTGAGGAGCATCAACCCAGCGGCACGTGCAACTTCTCCAGAATAGATAACGCTACACTCCAGCTTGTCCTCTCCAACGCCACCGTTGAGGGAACCAAGACTGCCAAGGTCCGTGTCTATGCCACCAACTACAACGTGCTCAGAATTATGAGTGGTATGGGTGGGTTGGCATATTCCAATTGAGCGGATTGGGTTGTATTATCAAGTATACTTATATATTATTTACTTTTAAAACTACTTAAATAAATCTATATTATAATAACTATAATATGGATGACTATACACCATTTTCTTTGAGTTACTACAAAAATAAAATTGATAACAAAAATATACATAATTCTACTAGCATAGAACCCATGAAACCAAAATATTCTACAGATGAAAAATTAATGTGTGGAGTTATTGACTATAACAATAAAACATATTTAGTTGATTTAAATGATAAAGATAGAATTATAAATTTTAATAAAAGTTTTGTATTTGTAAATGAAACCGATATTTATCCATCATATTGTTATAATTACAAAAGGTTTAATTATTTAGATTTTATATTTAACTACAATCAAGAAACAGTTTATTTTATATTTAAAAATGAAAATCAATATGATTTGCGAAAAAGTAATGTAGAAATTTATCATATTTATCATAAAATTATTTCTCAGAAATATGAAATAATAGAATATATTTGTGGTCATTATTTGACTATGGGACAAGACGCAAATGTAATGAAAAATCCTATATGGAGAATAAAAGAAAATGAAAAAGAATACATGTTAATGTATTGTGAAAAAGATACAATTTGTAAGCTTTGCCCTGAAAGTTACCAAAAAATATTAGATTATGAAAATAATAGTAATAATGGAAATAAAATTACATGGTATAAACATCAAAATGGGTATGTATTATGTTCTATTAGTATATACATTCATCAAATAATTACTGGGTGTTATGGAAATGGTAAAGGAACAAAAAATGTTAGTGTAGACCATATAGACCAAAACCCTTTAAATAATACACTTGAAAATTTACAAATTGCTACAAGAAAAGAGCAAGAACAAAATACAAAAGGGATAAAATATGGCACACAGCGAGAACGAAGTAGCAAAAAAGATTTACCAGATGGTATAACATATGAAATGTTTAAAAAATATGTATATTATAATCGTGAATTTTATAATAAAGAAAAAACAAAAGAGAGAGAGTTTTTCCGCGTTGAACACCCAAAATTAGATAAACCGTGGGCTACAACAAAGTCTGAAAAAGTGTCAATTTTAGAGAAACTGGCTCAAGCAAATAAAGTAGTTGATGATTTAGAAAATGATATTTATCCTGAAAAAAGTGAACCCACTTTACCAAAATACGTATCTTTAGTTGTAACAAGAGAGAAACCACATCTTGTATATGAAAAAAGAATAGTAGATGGAAAACGATTAAATATTAAAATGGTTTTACCAGAAGAATATGATTTACACGACCAATTAGTTATTTTAAATGAAAAAATAAAGGAAAAATACGAGGGCGAGAGTGTATTATAAATTTATTGGTTTTTGATTGTTAAAGCAAAAACCAATATAAAGATAAGGCTCTATATAATATATAAAATGAGCATAGACATAGTAAACCTTATTGAAAGTAACCCTATTACCAAATTAAATGGTAATTATCAATCAAAACTGATAGCCAAAGTACAAAATAATTTTAATAATTATGAGCAACAGATGTTTATAGCTAGTTTTTACTGTTATTTAAAGCATGATTATAAAAGTGATTTTGTTATTAACTTAGATAATGTTTGGCAATGGTTAGACTTTAGTTCTAAACATAAGTCGAAAGAATTACTTAATAAACATTTTATTATTAATAAAGATTTTAGAACTTTGCTCACCCCATCGGGTGAGCAAACAAATTCTACTTTAGGTTCACAAGTTGGTGAAACTAAAAAAGATACAAGAGGAGGGCATAATAAGGAAATTATTATGTTAAACATTGAAACATTTAAAAAGTTTTGTTTAAAGGCGGGAACTAAAAAAGCAGACGAAATACACGATTATTTTATTAAATTAGAACAAATTTTACAGGAAATTTTACAAGAAGAAAGTAATGAATTAAAACAACAACTGTTACAAGTAGAAGACCAAAAAGCAAAAGAATATGAATTAAAATTAGAGCAGCAAAAAATTCTAGAAAGAGAGAAAATATTACTCAAGGAGTATGCTACTATTGGTTCTATTGTCTATATTATTAAAGTCAAAATGTTTGAAAATAAACAATACATTATAAAACTTGGGGAGAGCCGTAGAGGCGTCATTGATAGATACAAGGAACATAAATCAAAATACGAAGAGTGTTTACTGTTGGATTGCTTTGCCGTGAACAAAAGCAAAGACTTTGAGAGTTTTTTACACAATCACGAAACTATCAGAGGCAACAGAGTTACTGATTTAAAAGGACATGAGACTGAACTAGAATTATTTTTAATTGGTAAAAATCTATCTTATAAAACATTATTAGATATTATCAACAATAATGTTAAATATTTTAATACTAATGATACAAGTAAAATAGAACTTGAAAACGAACAACTCAGACTTATGCTTGAAATGAAAAATACTAATAATGATAATCTATTAATACAAGAATTATTACAAATGGTTAAGCAAATGTCAGGCAAAATAGACAACTTAGAAAAGTCAAATAGAGAAATTTTGAGCAAATTAAACACTAAAGAGACCAAAGTAGCCACCGGATTTAATGAACCACTAGTTACACTTGGTCCACGATTACAAAAGATAAATCCGGAGACATTAAAACTTGTAAAAGTATATGAAAGTGTTTCAGAAGCAATGAAAGAAGATTATAATATTAAAAGACCGAGTATAAATAAAGCTGTTATAGAAAATACGGTATATAATGGTTACAGATGGGTATTTGTAGATAGAGAACTAGATGCCAATATAATTCATAATATTAAACCAACTAAGCAAACAAAGTCTCAAAACTTAGGTTATATTGCCAAACTAAATGCCAATAAGAGTGAAATATTAAATGTATATTTAGACAGAAAAACGGCAGCTCATTTTAATGATTATGAATCATCATCAGCATTGGATGTTCCTGTAAAAAACTATACTTTAACTAAGGGACACTACTATAAATTATTTGACGAATGTGAAGAGACCTTAACTCAAAATTTTACTGAGAAACACGGTGACCCAATATTATATAAAAACGGGATAGGACAATATGATACAAATAATAACCTGATTAGAGAGTTTATATGTAAATATGATTGTATTAAACAATTACAAATGAGCGACAAAACACTAACAAAAGCGCTAACAAAAAACACACCATATAATGGCACTTATTTCAAAGACATTGGAAGTAAATTAAAACTACTTTAATCTATTTATTAGACCTTTTCTCTTTGAATATGCCAATTTTATGGGCATTTCATCAGCGAAAAGTAACAGTTGCCATGCGCATTTCCTAATATGTGAAATGCGCAAAGGTGTATAACTAACAATTACTTGTATCTTATATAATGTAAGTCATCACTAACATCAGAAGCAAATGATTTTAAATATGGCATTATTTTCGACAACTCATATGCCATATTATTATTCATTTCAATTATTTGCTTCATTTGGTCCTCTATATTAATTATTTTTTTGTGTAAATTTACTATTTCAGATTTGAGCATGTTATTCTCCATTACAATATCATTTGTATTTGTATTTGTATTAGTTTGCTGAGACATCTTATTTTATTAGTAAATAATAATTTTTAAATTATTTACAAAATAACATTAACAAATAAGAATTTAAATACTAATTCTTATTTTATATAAAATGTCTCACGATAAATCTAAGCCCGTAGTTCTAGTATTTGGTGGAAATGGATGGATTGGTTCAAAAGTAGTAGATTTACTACAAAACGCAAATATTACAGTAATAAAATCAATGTGTCGCGCAGATGATATTAAAATGATACAACGGGAATTAGACTTGATTAAGAATGTCACACATATTATGAGTTTCATTGGGCGCACACATGGTGTCTATAATAATGAAGTAATTGGCACTATTGACTACCTAGAGAAGCCCGGCAAACTAGTTGAAAACATGAATGACAACCTATTTAGTCCAATTGGACTCGCCGAAATAAGTAAAAAAAATGGTATACATTTCACATATTTAGGAACAGGATGTATATTTGAATATGATAGCAATACCCATTTATATGGCGATGTAGAAACCGGATTTTTAGAAGCAGATTTGCCCAACTTTTTTGGCTCATCATATTCAATTGTCAAGGGATATACTGACCGATTAATGCAACTATTATATTCAGATAGCATACTGAATGCCAGAATTCGAATGCCTATTACAGATGAGCAAGATAGTCCTCGAAATTTTATTACAAAGATTACGAGCTATAAGAAAGTATGTTCTATGCCAAACTCAATGACAGTTTTAGATGAATTGTTGCCGGTTTTAATAGAGATGGCTTTGAATAAACAAGTTGGAACTGTGAATCTAACAAATCCTGGATTAATTACACATAATGAAATATTGGAAATGTACAAAGAAATAGTAGACCCGGAGTTTACTTGGTCAAACTTTACAATTGATGAACAGAATCAGATTTTAGCATCAAAACGGTCAAACAATTGTTTAGATACTACAAAATTAACTAATATATCATTAAGTTTTAAGAATCCCGTTACAACAATTAAGGAATCTGTTAGAAATGTTCTTCAAAGAATGAGTACAAAGAATGAAAAATAATTAAAATAAAAAGACAAACAAAACCAATAAAAAACAATAAAAAATAAAACAAAAATATTATAAGTTATAAATAAATTAATAATTTATAATACAAAAATAAGAACGCTATGAAATTACTCGTTACTGGTGGTTGTGGATTTATTGGCTCCAATTTTATAAACTATTATTTTAAGCAAAATTTGGACGCAACAATTGTCAATTTAGACGCGATGTATTATTGCGCATCTGAATTAAATATTGATGAAGAAGTTCGTAATTCATCTCGTTATCATTTAGTCAAAGGCAACTTATGTTCATATGATTTAGTATCAAATATTCTGAATATTTATCAGATAGATACTGTCATTCATTTTGCGGCACAATCACATGTCCAAAATTCATTCGAAGATGCGCTTCAATATACACATGATAATGTTCAAGGCACACATACTTTGTTAGAAGCTTGTAGAAAGCACGGACAAATCACTCGATTCATTCACATTTCAACCGATGAAGTATATGGTGAGTCAATGCTCAATGAAAATGAGGAAAAGAAGAATGAGAATTCTATTTTGTGTCCGACAAATCCATATGCGGCGACAAAAGCGGCGGCTGAATTGATTGCCAAGTCGTATTATCATTCATTCAAGATGCCAATTATAATTACACGTGGTAACAATGTATATGGTCCTAATCAATATCCTGAGAAACTGATACCACGATTCATTCAACAGCTACAGCAAGATAAAAAAGTCACAATACAAGGCGATGGCTCCAATGTGCGCGCATTTTTACACGTAAATGACGTATGCTCTGCGCTAAAGTTGGTTTTAGAAAAGGGTCAAATTGGAGAAATATATAATGTTGGAAGTGACGATCATCATGAATATACTGTGTTAGATATTGCGAAAATCCTAATAGAAAAAATCAAAGAAACAATGGAATATGATGAATGGATAACGTATATTGAGGATAGACCATTTAATGACAAGAGGTATTATATTAGTAATGAAAAAGTGAAGCAACTTGGTTGGACAATTGATACAGATTTTAATAATGGAATAAATGAGCTCATTCAGAAAATGGCAACTAATAAAAATAATTAGCGTCTTTTGTTAGTTCTACGTCTTAGATTTGTTCTTTGTCTTAGATTTGTTTTTCTTTGATTTGTTCTTCTTCGATTTGTTCTTCTTCGATTCGTTCTTCTTCGATTTGTTCTTCTTCGATTCGTTCTTCTTCTTTTACTTCGACCACCTCTACTAGTTGTAGGGCAAAGAAACCATATTAATGTGTAATTCATTTTTCCAAATAAGGTTGTTGTTTTATCATTGGATTCTTGAAATTTAATTACTGGAAGCTGTAAATGATATGGTTTACCTTTCCAATCTGTTTGCGATTGTGTTTCAAACCCAATTGTTATGTTCTGTTGAGTTGAACTATTTATAGCACTTATATTTTGTGACCTTTGTCCAGATGGCAATGTTTCAGGAAAACCTATATCAATAGTAATATCTATATCTATAATAATATCAATATTTTTTTTTTTACTTGCTTCAAAATATTGTGGTATATAAGAATAACACCATTTACTTAAGCCATACCATCTTGATATATATCCAGTATCATTTGGTCCAGGATTACTGTTTGTAAAACCATAATAATATGCTTTTTGTTGTTTATTAATATTGTCTTGTGATTTTAAATATAATTGTTTTTGTTGTGCAGTTAATTCAGATAACATTCGTGCTTGTTCTAATTCTATTTCTTTTTTTTTAGATTCTAAATCATTTTTAATTTGTTGTATTTTTGTTTGTGTTTGAGAATCAATTTTAGCTCTAGTAATATCATCTTGTTTTTCTTTCGTTATTGTAGCAGTTTTATTATCTATTTGTGCTTGTTGTTTTGCTTCTTCTGTATAGTTATCTAAGCGTTCTGAAAGTTTTTGAACTGTTGCTAATGTGTTAGCAACTGTACCTACTGCAGCAGTTGCCGCTTTTCCAGCGTTACTAGACACTCCAACAGCTGTTTGTCCACCTATGTCTACTAATTTTGCGGCATTTGTTGATGCAGATGACACCATTTTTCCTGTACCTTTTACTACATCAGCAAAACTAACAGCTAGTGTTTTTCCAGCTTGTTCAAAGGCTTCACCAACATCACTCATAATAATATAATATATAATATAAGTATATATTATTTTTTATTCACATTTCTTTCAGGTGTAATACACGCTTTTATATGTCCTACAGTTTGTCCTGAATGTTTCGAAAATCGTATTAACATATTATTTATAACAAGCGAATTTTTAGGTTTTTGATTCTGTAACATATACTTATGAACATTATTCATATAATATAAGTTACAATTAGGTTTATTAAATTTTATCTTTTTAAAAGCTGATGAACTAACAAATAACAAACAAATAATAAGAATTGCTAGCATTTTAATTTTTATAAAATCTAAAATATTTAATTTTATAAAGAAAAAACATTTTATATATTATTTTCAATTTTTACACCTTAAATTTAAATTCAAATTCACCCCTGAAATAATTTATTCATCATCAGACTCATCGTCATCGTCATCACAGTCTTCAACAATACAGTCGTCCAATACTATCTCACTTTTACTCACATTTACTACTTCTACATATTCAGACCCATTCCATTTTATATTTGCCGTATTAAACAATATATTCATATTTAAAACTTCTGGTTTGTCCTCTGACTTGAAACTGGTAAACAATGTTTTGATTTGCGCATCATCTCTGAAACGAGCACTGTATTCTTGTTGAATATTATTGCGTCCAATTCTACCTAAAGCTTGAATAATCTTCTCTTGTGTCATATTCAAGTCTTTACTCAAGTATCCATGACAGAACTGATAATTTGTGCCATAAATATAATCTGTATCTGCTATAATTAGATACAGCAATTGCTTGTCTGCCAATTTCTTCATAATTTCAGTATAAGCAATACTCTTATGTTCAGTAAATACGCCAATACCAAGCAACAATAAAACTTTCCAACTATCTTCTACATCTTTTAGTAACATAATTGACGATATTGTTGCTTCGTCGATATTACTAGTAAATGCGTTTTTTGTATTTATATTTGTAACATGTTCAGCCCAAACCGCTAAATGTGCCAACTTATTAGGAATAAATACATCATTGAGTGTCGCGCTCTTAACCATCTTCTTCAAATCTTCAAGAGTGTCGCGCATTTTAACTATATTCGCATCATCGGTCTTGTCAATCATATCAGACGCAATTTTACTTTTATTTTTATTCTTTCTTTCCATTGATTTTGACGCACCACTTGCGCCGCATAATTTATTTGTTATTTTTTCTTCTTCAAATGCTAGGTCACTCTCAATCTCAGCAATACGCTCATTCAATGTATTATTAAACTCTATCTTTTCCATAATATCTTTCATGATACTTGCTGGAATATTTGCCTGTTGAATACAGAACTTGGCGACCTTTTGAACATCATTTGCTAAGAATATTGTAGGCCCATCAGTTAATGTGTAAGCATCTTTTGTTGTAACATATATGGCACAACTACCTTTTGATTGCGTAGCAGCATTAGCAACAGAATTAGCAACAGAATTAGTAGCAGCATTAGCAAAACTAGTAACAGTACTAGCAGAGCTACTAGTAACTTGTGTCGAAGCTATTCTAGTAAGAGACGCACCACTCATAGAACTATTCATATTTTTTGATTCAGTTACAGCTCCCAAACTGCGAGTCTTTAATATTTTATTTCCACTAGGGTCAATACCTGTATTTGGCATAATACGTTGTTTTCTACCAAGTTGAAACGCAGTATAAACTGATGCCCATGAATCAGGTAGTATATTTTTCAGAACCTTCAAATAATACAGTTTAATGCTTTTCATATTTATATCAGAAACATTGGCAAAATTACGCGAAAACTTAGCAGCAGTCTTAACGTAATTATTTCTCTCTGAATACATCGCAAATTCAGCAGTCTCTTTCAAGTCAAAATATCTCAGAAGCGTCAAATGCTCTTCACAATGGTTAACAACTTTCAAGACTTCATCATACTTCTCACTTAAATGATGTGGCATAATAACATATCCATTGTTATCAATCAATGGTATAGTTTTCTTACAGTCGTGACTGACAATATTGAACACACGTGATGCTTTAAATTTTGTTCTAAAATCAGCAATTGTCTGAACAAGTTCATGCTCTTTTGGTAATGTGGCAGATGATAAAACCATATTTGGTATCATATTATCACTCCAATTTTTCTTTATAATTTTGTGAAGAACATGGTCGTTATAATCCATTGTAATTGTTGGTTCATCCCATTGAACTACAATGCGTTCTGCTCTATTAAATGCCAACATATAATACATCGCCGGCAAATAAGAACGAATATCGCAAATCATAATTTCAACCTTGTCTCCAACTGAATTGTCAACTTTTTTAATAGCTCCAGTGCGTTTATTGACAGTATACTCTTTTGCCGCAAAATAATGTAGACGAATATCTTCGGCACTAGAACAACCAAACGCAAACGCAATTTTCTTGTTCGCAGAAATAGCACTTCTAGCTAATGCCAAACCAACATGTCTCGCAGCGCAAACAAATATGACCCGATGTCCTTCAGATAACCCAAGCGGTGTCAATGTTTTGCCCGTGCCAGTAGGAGCAATATATAATACTAATTTAGGCTGTTTAGATTTCACAGAATTAAATATTTCTTTTTGATGGTCATATAAAGTCAAATCACTGTATTTCAACAGATTAGAATTGCGTTCAATAAAATCATATGAATGTTCAATAATATAACCCAAGTCAATTTGATTGGTATTTTCATAGTGTTCTAAAACAGCAACTATTATACGTTTCAAATGAATATTAATATGTTCAATATTGTTATTAATTAGATTACTAAGTGTGTAATAATGAAATAGCCAATGTTTATTATTAGTAGATTTTTCATCTATCATTTGTTCAAAATGTCTGAATAGAACAAATTCGTAAATATTTGTGTTCATTGTGTCAATATGTTCACTGCGAGAGAGACGAATTTTGTCAATTGTCTTTAACTTGACATCAGACACAATATTAATATAACATATAGAATCCTCTGTAACTTTTGTTTCTCTTTCTCCTGCTCCACTTGCTCCTGCTACTTCGCCTGCTACTTCGCCTGCTACTTCGCCTGCTACTTCGCCTGCTACTGCTCCTCCTCCAATACCCTCTACTTTAGATACATGTTTTCGCTCCTTCTTACCTCTAGCTTTTTCAAACTTAATAAACGCGAACCCTTGTTTCGCCACAATAGCCTTCACCTTTTCAGCAAAATATTTGTTGAATAGAAACTCTTCTATATCACTACTAAATTCTATCTTTAGAAATGTAAATAGAGAATCTGTTTTATTAATTTTAATATTCACATCGGAATATCCTTTGATTATTAAATCAAGAACTTCTTTTTCTTGACTGGCAACGGGAATTTCAATAGAATCCCACTCGGATTTAGATAATTTAATTTGTTTAAGGTCCATTTTAATGTTAGATAAAAGTAAAGGTTTTATTATATTTAATGCTTATTTCTTTATATACATTTATTAAATACATTTTATTAAATCAATTTTTTTAACAAGCTCAAATAAAATTGAATTAAAAAAACCAAATAAAAATAACATTATAAATAATAATAAACTAAGATGGCGCTTAACGACTACATTACTATTGTATCTATTGAGGGAAATATTGGCTCTGGTAAATCAACTTTATTAGAAACATTAAAGACAATATTTAAGGAAAATGGTAATATAGTATTTTTAAGAGAGCCGGTGGATGAATGGGAGAAAATTAAGGACAAAGATGGCAATACAATGTTACAGAAATTTTACGCAAATCAGCAGGAATATTCATTCGCATTTCAGATGATGGCATATATTTCTAGGCTGGCTATTTTAAGAGAATCTGTTCGTGATATTATGGGTAAAGTATCTTTAAACAAAGACACTAATAAAATACAAAAAGAAAAATACATTATCATAACAGAGCGCAGTTTATACACTGACAAATATGTCTTTGCGAAGATGTTATACGACCAAGGCAAAATAGAAGATGTCAAGTATCAGATTTATTTAAATTGGTTTGACGAGTTTGCCAAGGATTTTCCTGTGAATGACGTTATTTACGTAAATACTGACCCAAAAAAATGCTATGAGCGTATTCATAAAAGGGCACGTGTTGGCGAGGAAGTAATACCACTTGCTTATTTGACATCGTGTCATGATTATCATAATGCGTTTTTAGACGAAACAACTGGAATAAAATCAACACAATTAGTTCTAAATGGCAATGTAGACATATTCCAAAATAGCCACATAGTTGATAGTTGGATTATGTCAATCATGGAGTTTTTAAAAATTTAAATTATAAAAATCTAAATTATAAAAATCTAAATTATAAAAATATAATATTATATTCTTATATAAAATGGTCGACGGTATTAATCTAAGCGAAGCATGTATGCCAGCAAGAGTATATTTTTTCATTACAGTTTTTGCCATAATTGTGGCACTATTTAATGGTATTAACATAATTGGTGTAGTTATGAAAGTATTATTTGGATTGTTTTGGTTTGTTGTATTAAAATGGTTATGTGACAAGGGTTATGAAAAGTTATCATGGTTTTTGGTATTGTTACCATACATCATTATTGCTGTCATATTTTTTAAAATTATAAGTAATCCTAATATGAAGAAGCAATAATAAATAATCAATAAGCAATAAATATAAATAACATATAAATATATTTTTTAATGAAATATATTTATAATGAATACAAGTTTAGAAAAAGAAAAAGAAAAAGAAAAAGAAAAAGAAATAGAAAAAGATTTAGTCATTTGTTGCCCACATTGTGAAACCCCTGTAGTAATAGAAAAACTAAATTGCTGTATTTTCAGGCACGGGACTTTAATTGTGTCTGGCAAACAAATTGACCCTCATGCGTCAAAAGAACTGTGTGACTTTTTTGTAGAAAAGAATAAAATATATGGATGCGGTAAGCCGTTTCAAATTATTAAAAATGAAAAGGGCGAATTAGTCGCAGTTGTTTGTGGCTATATTTAAAAAATTAACTTTTATAAGCGTAGCAAAAAAAGTTATTAGTTATTAGACCCAGACCCTAGCAAACTTGAATACAGATTCACAATATCTAAATAGTAGTCCATTGACGCACTAATAAAGTCGCCATTATAGTTCCGTTGTAAAATAGTATTTGTATCATATACAACATACATCGCAAACAATATAATACCAATAAATGACAACAATTTATGTGCCCCAGTCATTTGTGCGCCCAAAACAAAAACCAATCGAAAAATGATTAGCAGCAAGAGTGCCCAAAATAATATAGCGCCAAATTTGTAGCCCAAATTAATACCACCAGCTGTTAATGCCACACCAGTTGCCAACATAACACCAAATATGGACATTGCTCCTTGAACTGCTGTATCAATTACTACTGGATTGAATACTTTTTTATAAACACTAAGCATGAGTCCAAATATATATGAAAAGAGCGCAAACAACGCAATCTTCATAATTCTAGGCATTGGGACAAATACAAAGACCAAAATAATTAAAATTTGAGCAACAAATAGTGGGAATGTTTTGATATTAGGATTATTTGTTTTATTCATTACATAATATGTGATTCCCAATTGGGCTAATAGATTTGTAAAAACCATTATTAGGAATTCACGCTTATCATACATGCGCTTTATAATATTGACTTTTTCAGGCATTATATAATATATTTTTATTTTTTTATTTTTTATAAATAAAATACAAATAAAATAAAAATTAATTAAAAAGACAAATCAACTACTACTGGATAATGGTCTGAATTCAGTTTGTCGCAATATTCATTGTAACCATGATATATAGACACCTTAGAAACCTTGGCAAAAATTTTAGAGCTCATTAGCACATGGTCTATCATTGAATAATCTTTTTGAGAGCTAGTCTCGCAATTGGAATCAGAGTTATACCAGTCACTATAACGCTCAGATTGTGCCATTTTTGACGCAGCATTTGTCAGCGTGTATGTTCCTTTTTTCTGACCAAAGAGCCCTTTCAATGTATCTAGGACATACGAAATTGGTTTATCTGAATTAATATCAGGCACTTCTGCGTCAAAATCGTTCAAATCGCCTAAAAAGATTACTTCGTAACCCTTGGCAATATAATTAGAAATCACATTTTGTAGCACTTGTGCCTGTGCTTCTCTTTCGGCGCAACGTAACTTATCAGTTGGATATGCCAGCAAATGAGCACCAATTAGTGCCGTTTTGTAACCGCCTAAATTAAACTCGGTAATATAATGTTTGCTAACACCAGATGTTCCTGTTGCGCCAGTGTAACCACATTTGGAACCAGGCACTGGATACGAAATACGCTCTTCAGTTCTATACAAATTTGTCAAGGGGTCTATGCGTGTTAAAAGCCCAACATTTTGTCCGGTGCTCGTATCTGTACCCTCCTTCAAATATGGTTTATAACTGGTATCATTTAGCGCACTTATTAGCATATTGAGCTCATCACAACCTTCTATTTCACAGAAATTAATAATATCTGGATTTAATCCTTTCACAACATTGGCTACATAAGATAAATGTGTTTCCGCATTTTGGACAGTTGTCCATGGACAGCCTGAACCAGGACATTTGGCATTGCTGTTGTAGTCAACAAAGAGCCATTCAGCGTTGTATTGGACAACACGCAGCGAATTCTTGTTTTTTCTTCGGTCACCAATACTGGAAATTAAAGGACACTCAGTGTCGCCCTTAACCACTAATAGATTTATCATGAAGGTATTAGATGACATCAGCAATGTAAACAACAATACTAGTAAACTTGTAGGGGTCATTTTGTAATTAATATATACTACAATTATAATTAAATTTCTTATAAAAATTGAATTATAAATAAATAATAATCAGTAAATTAATAAACTAATAAACTAATAAATATATACTCATTATACATTATATATAAATTATAAAAATGTCATCTCCTTCTTCTTCTTACAATAAAGATAAAGATAACAAGAAACCAGCGCTAAGTATTATTATACCAGTTGCGCTAAAGTATAAAACGGAGATTGGAACACCTAGTCCTGTTCATAAAAAAACAGATACTAATGATAATGCTGTAAACACTTACGAATACGTCCTAAATTTTGATGGAGCATCAAGAGGCAACCCAGGACCAGCCGGAATAGGTGCCGTTATATTTCATAATGGAAAAGAAATATGGGCATCGTGTCAATACATTGGAACTAAAACTAACAATCAGTCTGAATATAGCGCGCTAATATTGGGTCTAAAACAAGCATTAACTAGAGATATTAAATGCTTACAAGTTTATGGCGACAGTCAGCTAATAATTAATCAAATTAATGGTGAATATAAAGTAAGAAATCCGGGATTACAAGATTTATATAAAGAAGTCCAAGATTTACAGGCGCATTTTGAATCAATTGTATTTACACATGTTTACCGTGAGTTCAATAAACGCGCAGACCAGCTGTCAAATATGGCATTAGATGTGCTTGATTTCAATGAAGACAATGGAAAGACAGGGCTACAACTGCCTCCATTATTAGAGAATGAAAAAGATAAAGAAATGCCAATTGTAAAAAATGTGAAGAAAAATAAATCTAAAATGAAGGCATTGCTGTTCCCAGATATTTAATATTTAATATTTAATATTTAATATTTAATTATTAGTTCTCTAACAGTGATATATTCAGTGTCGGACATGCTTTAAATTTAAGCAAATCTTTTTCTGATTTTGTAGTTGAAAACAATTCTGTGCCATAAATATCCTGAAGCATTAACCATTCAAATAATCCACCTTGGTAAGCATATATATTGTAAAATCCAAGCGACAATAATTGCTGGTATTTTTTTTGAACACTGTCATCATTACAATTTTTACCATATAAAATAATACGAAGTCCTTTATTCTCTTTAAGATATTTGTTAATAGCATTTTCTTCTTGGTCAGAACTAACAGTGCCGCGTATTAGACACTGCTGGTCGCATAATGGAAGCGTATTGATTAACAAATATATTTCAGGGTTTTTTGTAACTGTTTGCATATCTTCAAAATTAATTTTCCGCATTGATTGAGTATTTCCCATTTATAAATTATTATGTCTAATAATGTATAAATACTTATTTTTAATACAAAATATATTAAAAAATATTATTTTTATTACAAATGTTATAAAAATTGAATTACAAAAATACAATATAAAAATACAATATAAATTATAAACCCAATACTATACCAATATAACAATATAACAATATAATGAACAATACCTATTTATTCTTAGTTTATTCCCTGTGCGCAATCACTATTATTTATTTAATTCACGTAGTTATATTAACTGAATTAAATAAATATGATAAACACAGTGATAAACACAGTAATAATAAAACAGGTGATGATAATTATGATGATAATGTAGAAATGCTTTCATATCAACTGCGAGGATTATATATTGAAGTTAAAGTAGAAGACACATTTACCTATATTTATGAACACGTCATTCAAACAGCATTAAATGGTAAAACATCTCTTAATTTTACTATTATGTGTATTCAATTTAATGACCACCCAGTAGAAGGATGTAATAATTATGATGGCTACAAAGAATGGTCATTACGAGAACAACGTAATGGAATTACTTTTACAAAAAATAAAAATATTAATCCAAATATAATAAGAAATCGTGTCATAAACAAATTACAAAATGTGTTCCCAGATAGTAATATTACACACAGTCATCATAATTGTTGCGACTATTACAAAATAAATTGGTAGCCGCCTTTCTTTGGGAGCCACAGGTTGGCAAGCCCCTCAGTTAAAGTGAACCACAATCTCAACCTTTTCTTTTTTAATGCTCTTGGTCGCTGAAATCGACAGCTCTTCGCGCTTCTTCCTAGTCTTCGAATTATCCACAACAATTGTCTCCTTGCGCTTTGACGTGCTATTGCGACTATTCATGTCTTTTTCTATTGTTTCATAATTTTCCCCAATATAATCAACCACCTTGTTTTCTAGAGCCCATTTGAAAAAATTCAGTTGGCCAATTGTGGTCTCAATTGATGTCCCATTCTTGTAAGGAATACTGATGCGATCCCAGCGACAAAATGGGTCAAAACGGCGCTTGCTATATGCTTTTAGTTTTAGCTTATAATCGTCGTAAACTTTAAATCGTCTGGCAACATTTTCCACAGTTTGCTCAATTGTATATAAAGTATAGAATTTCTTGGCATAATTTGTCGCAAACCAGTCAACAATACGAAGTGATATTTTGGATTCACCTGTAATAATACGAAGCATATTGTCAAGATTATCATTTTCATTAGTATTATAAAACACTAATAGGTTTTTTAGCAATAAGTCATTTTGCGTTGTATAGGAACTATTTGTCGTCATTATTTAAGTTTTTAAGAAATATATTTAAGTTGTTTTTTCATATTTTCATTTTATTACTTTATTATTTTTAGCAACAAAATAACAAAATAACAAAATAACAAAGTAATAAAATAAAATCTAGGACTATTATATTAATATGGATAGTTTCATGAACACCTATTTTGGCCCTCTTGGTGAAGAATATTGTATCTACTTTTATGCTTTGTCAATCTTTTTTGGTATCGCATTTGTCTTGAGTGTTATCTCAGTTGTTACCTACATGTTCACTAACGTTAATAAGATTAATATGAATTTCCTTATACATACATTCTTCTTATTACTTAACTCATTCTTGGCTTATTTAGTCAACAGATTGCTCCACACCATGTGTATGAAGAGTATCTAATTCCACTTTTAAGAAAAAGGTTTAGCGAAGCAAAGAGCCAAACTCTTTCATAACTTTGTGAAAAAAGTTTCTACTATAAAAATAAAAATAATTATAATAATTTAAATATTTATTATAATTATTCTAATTACCACTTTGTTCCCCATCAGGATTATTCTGGTTCTTTGTGCGTCCCTGTGTAGTATTAATTGGTTTTAAAAACATGTCACGTGTTACAACATCATTTACATAACTGGTTTGCATTGAATACGGATTGGTTCCTCGTTGGCTTACAAGCTCTCGGTCAGATATTTTGTTGTCAAGTGATTCGCGTTTGGACTCCGGTCTTATTTCTAAATCTGAAAAATTATTGCTACTACTACTATTAATACCCATATATTCATTGTTATATTCATTGTTATATTCATTGTTATATTCATTAAAACCCATACTAGAAGGCATATCTTCTGCTAAAGATTGTTCAATCGCATTCACTTTTGTATCATAATTTAGACTCGCGGTTGGTGTTTCCTTTACAGGATATTTTCTGGCACTTTGATAATATGTTTCACCATTGCTCCATTTCCAATAATTCATTATATATTTATAATTATCTTAAATAATGAATAATTAAACTATTTCATTTACTATTTCATTCACCATTTCATCTTGATAATGATTTTCCTTAGATATTTTAAGATTCTTGGTAAAGAAGAATGCGTCTTTGTTAGTTCGTCGCCGTTTCAAATTACATTCTAAACAACAAATAACAAGATTACCTTTATTGTGCCCTATTTCATTATTAATTCTGTCTAAAGACCATTGTTTCATTTCCCTAACAATTTCATAAAGCAAGTATGTTTCACATGCACAATAATAACATTTCATATTTGATTCAATTAGTAATGCTATAACATCATTGAAACTAACAAATGTATCCTCATTTAGCTTCTTTTTTAGGATATCTTGTTGTTTATAACTAGATATTTTAGATTTAATATGACTAATAATTAATTGCTGTTGTTTATTGAATAGTTTTCTACTGGCATTATTATTTTTTATATAGTCATTAATTTGTTTCAATAGTTCAAATTGTGTTTCAAATAATAAGTCGTCATTAATTAATCCCCATGTATTAGTCTCCACACGCAGTTTCTTTTCTTTTTCCTTTTTTTTTATATTTTTTATAGATGAAACAGAATTAGAATTAGAATTAGAATTAGAGCTTGTATTCGCATTTGTTAGTATAAACATTTTTTTAGATGTATTTTCGTTAGGTTCTATTTCTATTTTTATTTCATCCTCTATAATATTATTATTTGATTTATTATTTGATTTATTATCTGATTTATTATCTGATTTCGGGTTAGCAATAAATATTTTTTTTATGGTATCCATAGTATCCATCAATACAAAAAGATTTGATTGATTTCGCATAAAGTAAATAAAGTAAAGTAAAACAATATAAACAATAAACATAAATATAATGTTTTAAAACAAGTTAAACTTAACTCACCATATTATTATATAAAACAACAATGGATTTAAAAGCAACAACAGAAGATACAAAGGATACAAAAGACATAAATATAAAAAATGAGACTTGTAATGAATTAAAGACAATTAAATATAAGTCAATGATGCACAATGGTACTGCTTGGAATGAACCAAAATCAGCAACCAATTTATCAAATCTAGATAAATTCTTAGAAAATGAAAAAAATAGCAATGCCAATGAGCCATGGTCAAAACTTGATAAAACTGCTAAAACTAAAAAACTGCTTACATTTGCTGAAAAATATAGAACTGAACAAAATTTGTCAGATGCTGAATACAGCAAATTAGTAGCATTTTTTAAAGACTGTTTAGATAAGAAGAAACTACAAAGAGTCAAGGATGTGATTTATGATAAGGACACTGGTGAAATCAAAGAGGTCCCAGCGCTACATTTTAGTAAGCCAACTGTTCATTTTACATTAAAAAATATTGACAAACGTGTCTCAACTATAAGAAGTTTGGCGCCAAAGAAGAAAGGAACTGCTAAGAATATTACAGACAATGATGCGTCTGATTCGGATTAGATTATCTATATAATCTATTAATTCGATAACCAGCATTACACAAAATTTCTATAGGTATTGTTTTTGCTATTTTACTTATATCATAAATAGTTTGGGGACAGTTTGTCCCATTTCCAAATATGTATACTTCGTCATTGAGTTTATCTTCGTCTTTGGATTCTACAACTATTTGGTCCATGCTTATAGTTCCTAAAACTTTGCGTTTAGTTCCATTAATGTAGACGTGTAATTTCAGTGATGTGCTCCTAGGAATAATATCAGCATATCCAATTGGTAAAATACATATTTTCATTTTATGAGGCGTTGTATATCTCCAATCATACCCAATTCCTTCGCCCTTTCCAACATCTTTAATTTGTATGATATATGATTTAACTGTCATTGGTAAATGTAAATTCTTATTAGGTTTGAAGTCAGCAGTAATTCCATATATTCCTGAACCAGGTCTAGCTAATGTAAAATCAGATACATCATAATTCAAACATCCACCAGTGTTTGCGATGTGAACCAATGGAGGTTTAATACCAATATCAGATAATTCCTGTCGCAATGCTCTAAATTTTCGCAATTGTTCATTTACAATTGGACTATTTTTTACACCAGAACACACCAAATGCGACATCATACCAACCAATTCTATTTTATCACAGGCACTAACATCTTTAAATGCTTGCATAGCATTATCATATGGAATACCGGCACGATTTATACCAGTATCAACAAACATTGTGACTTTTATTTTTTTATTTTTTGGTATTAAACTAATAAATTTTGGTATTGTTTTTTCATCACATATGGAAATATCAATATCTAAATTGAACGCATTAATTAGTTCAATACCATCTACATCATACAACCAAGCTAAAATTCGCCCTTTATCACCACTTTTGCGCAACATAATAGCTTCATCTAAAGTAGCCACGCCTATATATTTTATACCTATTTTTCGCAATATTTTTGCCATTTCAATAAATCCATGACCATACGCATCTGCTTTTAAAACAGGCATAATATCTGTTCCGGCTTTTTTTCTTAAGAATTCGACATTATGTCTTATGGCATTAATATCAATTATGGCATTAATATCTTTGTTAGATTGGTGTCTAATTTTGCTATT